CATCCACAGCTTGTGGAAAATGTTGCCTTCGCCTTTGGCGGTGCTTAGACAAACAATACGACCACCAACGTCGGCAATAGGTTCAATAGAAGCCCACGCTTCTTCGCTATTGGGAAGGAACGCCATCTCGTCGATAAATACCCGATATACCGACTCACCACGAGCAGGGTCATTGCCGCTAGGCAAAGACTCTAAAGCCGACTCGTTAGAGAATACCATTTTAAGCTGGTTGTCGGATACAAGACCGGGGCCACGAGTCTTCATCCAGTCGGGAAGCATCTTGTATCCGTACTTAGATTTCTGAAGCAACTTAGCAGCCTCACGTTCCGTACGGCTAAGCATAACCTCAAAGCGGTCAGGCCAAAAGAATACTTCCCAAAATGCAAAAGCAGCAGCTAACGTCGAAAAGCCAATCTGACGAGCTTTAAGAACAATACTGTTACGGTTTGCAATCCAAGCATATGCCGTCTCCTTCTGTGCATCTCTCATAGGGAAAAGAATACGCCCCCGTTCAGGGTGGCGGATATACCAGTAGTTAGAACAAAAATACTCAAACGCATCGGCAAGGTCTGCCTCGCTAGCGTCTTCTGGTCCTTTGCACAAACGCCATTCGCGTTCGTTCACAAGTTCACTTAGTTCCATTCATCCTCAATGTATCGTTCAATAGGTTTACGTTCAGCAGCACAGAATGGGCACTCTTCCCATTCCTCCGGGTATTCTTCCCCGCATCGCTTGCATTCAATCAGGTCCATCAGACCGCCTTAAGAGTACGGGTCTCCTTCTCCCGGGCAGCAACACTGGCAATCAAAGCGTCCAGCTCAGCATCAGAAAGCTCTGTCAGTTTACGGTCAGACTTGACTTCCACCGTAGGCGGAGCCATACGATTGGTGGCCTGCAGGTATAGCTGGGCTGACTTGACATCATTATCCTGAGTAGCCTTGTTGTACAACATGTCAAGAACAGCCTGTGTACGCTCAGGCGACCCCTGAATGTCATCCACTTTATCCTGCCACTGTTTACGGAAATTAGGCTTCTTCTCCCAACGGCGAAGCGTTGTAATGTCCACGCCCAAATGCGCGGCCATTTTGTTCTTCGACGGAGGCGTACGTTCAGACGGTGCGGTACACAACCAATCCAAATACTCCTGCTGTGGCTGTGTTAGAACCAACTCTTCTTTCATAACCCTATAGGCAACTTCGTTACCTAGACGCACATAAATGTGCTTGTTGAATGAGAACTATTCTCAGGTAACGTTTGGGGGGGACTATAGGGGGGGTAGCCAGAAAACCGTCCTAAAGACGGTTTCGAACATGTTTAGCGGATACATCGGGGCGAGCCGTAAGCGAAGCCCCGAATATGTTACATCTTGGCTATTAGGTATGAATATCGAACACCTAAAGCCATGGACTGAAATCCGTGTGACGTGGCGTGATGCACACGCCCCGCACAGCGGATGGCACGAAGTAGACGAATACATCCCCGAAGAAGCTACAGCTGTGACCATCGGTAAATATTGGCCTGACTGTCAGGAACACTATTTAACTACAGCCGGTACTGTGTTTGAGTATGAAGGGGAAGCCCCCAAAACAGTTGGGGACATCAACCACATCCCGTTGGGATGGATATTAAAGATTGAGGTTATCAATGCCAGCCAAGCCTACCCCCAAGCGTGACCCACGTTTAGCACGTGCAGGTGTTAGCGGATACAACAAGCCGAAGCGTACACCCGACCATCCGAAGAAGTCGCACATTGTTGTAGCCAAGTCCGGCGGTCAAGTAAAAACCATCCGATTCGGACAGCAGGGTGTAAAAGGTTCACCCAAGAAAGCAGGCGAGTCGGCAGCCTATGCCAATCGCCGGAAATCCTTTCAGGCTAGGCATTCCAGCAACATCGCCAAAGGACCCATGTCGGCCGCATACTGGGCCAACAAAGTAAAATGGTAGCCTAGGAGTCCCCTAGAACAAAAGTACGGGGCCTATCAAAAAGTAATCGCTCTCGCCCTGCGTCAGAGGAGTCCCTTTCACACTTGCCGGCATGGGGGGCTGCACTCCCCGTGGCATGTCTGTGTCTGCTAGAACCCTTACAGCACAAGGGGCGCACTCGTGGATTATTCCCTCAAAACAATAGGTGAGAGGGCAAGCAAGCCAGACGGTGTTGATACTGTGTGGTTGGTGTGTCTATCTCAAATAAAAAAACAAAACAAAAACTCGGACACGAGTCCGAGTTCCTAACAAAGGAGAATAGTCATTCAGACTAAGACGGCAAGCGCACGAAGCGCACGGAATACACACTCTCTGCGAAAGGCTAGCGAATTGTTCGCTGGTGCAGAGTCAAACAAGTATGAAGGGTGGTTCTGCGTCTACGACGACTTCGTGAAGTCGGGCATTCGCTCGGCAGAGAAGTACGCCGAGATGTTGAAAGATAATCCTGTCATCACGACACAACTTCCACCTGCACAGACCGAGAAGGTTCTGTCTGCTATCCGTCGCTGTGTTGAGAAGTACGGCACTGTTGCGAAGGTCAAGCAGGCTCACGCTAAGTGGGTCAAGACCGAGCGTTATGCTTACCCTGATGTGAGCAATCTCAAGAAGTTTGCACCTGCCGGACAGCGTGGCAAGAACACAGACAAGTCAAGCAACAAGCGCAAGGAGTGTTACAACGCTCTTCGCAAGGCTGGTTTCACTTCTCATGCTGCTGAGACAGCGTTGAACATCTGTGGTGTCAAGTAACTCGGACACGAGTCCGAGTTTCACAACACGAAACGCCGTGAGGCGTCTACGAGTAAGTGCTCGTACTGATGAGTGTCAGACAAATAGAAAGGGCATAACAAATGCCAGAGCCAGCGAAAGTGTTGTCAGCAATGACACCACAAGAACAAATCAGTTATGGCGAGCAAATGCTTGCTGTGATTGAGCAACGCTTAGCAGAGCGTGAGAACATTATCTCTTGCTGTGACAAGACACTTAACGATTTGCTTGACGCAAAGGTTTATTACATAAAGGTAATTGACGGTGGCAAGCAACGCTTAAACGGTAAAGCGTACAACTGACATAACGAAACGCCTCCGGGCGTACACGAATGAGTATTCGTGCTGATGAGTTATCAGTAAATAGAAAGGGTCAGCGATGGCTACTGTACGAGAAATGCTTGACGCATTGGAAGTTGAATACTTCGGTTTCGTCAAGAACCAAGACCGTAAGGTTGAGGAGTATTGCGACGAGATTGACGAGTTGGTTGCTCAACAAGAGTTTGCCGACAAGGTTCTTTCTTCACGAACATTCATTCAAGGTAATCCACTCTAGACTCGGACACGAGTCCGAGTTTCATACGCTCTCTGGCGTGTGTACCACATCACAAGTCTTGCGCTTGTGGTGTGACCACTCATCAGAGAATTGGTGAGTTCACAGAAAGGGCATAACAATGCCAATCAAGGAGACTAACTATCTCAAGCCTTTCTGCGACTGGAAACAGTTGTGGGAAGAAACAGAGTTTGAGGTGTACAACGGTGACACTTCAATCGTCTATAAGCCAATGCCTATTCCATCAGAGTTGAAGCACTATGAGCGTATGCTTGAGTGGTTCGCTGATGAGGAGTATGACGATTACGAACATTTCCCTAAGTGGGAAGCCGTTCGCAATCCTGATGTTGAGTTCTGTTGCAAGAACCGTTGCGATACTGGTGGTCACCGTTCAGTTCGCTACAACAAGTTTCCATCTAAGCCAAAGGAGAACAAGTAATGGAAGCACAAGAAATTATTGAGCGAATACAAGCAATGGTTGAGCGACGCAATTTTGCGTTAGAACGCATTGATGATGTTTATCGTGAGATAGAACAACTAGATGAGAACTACATGACTTATGGAGTTGGTTCTATCAAAGATATTGAAGAATTGGTTGTTGTGTTGCGTTATCTCAAGAACTCTGTTGCAATGTGGGACATTCGCATTGAGTTTGAGATGAAGCAGTTGCACCGTGAACACAAGTCTGTGTTGGAAGCGTTGGGTGTGTCGTGACATTCATCAAGCATTCACTTCATCATCTTGCGTATTGCATTCTTGCCCACATCATTATCGAACGGTTCATGCCGTTCTTGTAGTTTACGACCGTAAACAGAAAGAAATAAACAATGAATAAGAGAACAGAACTACGGTTGCGTTTGCTTCCTATCAAGTTTCGTTTGCGTCGCTACGCCATCTATTGGTTAGAGAACGCTA